CGAGTCAGCAGCGGCCCTTGATCGAAGGGGGCGCTGACCGCGCCGGTGACGACATTGCCCAGCGGCACATCCACCAGAAAGCGCCCGAGCGCGAGGGTTTGGGTGTGGCCGGCGCTGCTCAGATGCACCGGCGCGAGGGTCTCGAAGACCAGCGCCGCCGTTACGGAGGCGGTCTGTCCTGCAACCACAATGAACCGGGGCGCGAGGTTTTCAAACGCCAGCGCCGCGACGGTCTGGGTCAGCGCCGCCACCGCGAACTGAACCGGCGCAATGCCCGTAAACGCCAGCGCCGCGACGGTCTGGGTCAGCGCCGCCACGGTCAGCGCCCGGGTTTCGGTACTCTCATCGCCGCCGAGGTGGAGCGCGGCCCCGCCGACGGGCGGCGTGTACTCGCCCGTCAGCGACAGCGGCGCACCGCCGATGGGCGGCGTCCAGGGCATATCAGGTCTCGCTGAGACTGAACGCGGTATCGATCAGGGCCGCGCCGGTGACGAGGCTCAAGTTATCAAGGGTCAAGGCGTTCCCGCTCCCGTTGATCCCCACATCCGCATCACAAACCGTCGCGGCGCTGCTGTCCCGGAACCGGCCCCAGGCCGCCGTTCCGTCCGCGCTGGCGTAGGCGGTCGCCAGATTGGCCGTAATCACGCCATTGGTGACGGTCAGCGGATCGGGCAGCGCCAGTTCCACCAGAGCGGTCTGATCGGTGATGGCGGTATCGGCGGTGGCGGGCCTGGCAGCGCTGTACAGGGTCAGCGTCCCGCCTGCCAGCCAGCCGGCGAGGGTTTCTGCGCGACTCTGTTTCTTGGCAGCGGCAAAACTGAGAATGGTACTCATGGCATGGCCTCCGGGGTCATCAAATCGGCAATCGCCGCGTTTTTCGGATCGCTGCGGGTGGCGGGATCATCCAGAGCGATGACCTGATAGCCGCGCTCCAGATACGGCAGGAACTCGAACTGATACGCGCCGTCCGCCTCCGCGCTCTTCGATTCGCGCAACAACGCGCCCGATGTCCGGTCATAGAGCCGGACGGGATAGCGGCCCGGTACGCCGAGGCGGTCTACCGTGTGGTGAATCCAGTAGTGGCTGGCGTCGATGACGGTCGTGACGCTGGGCGAGAAGGCCCGCGCCACCAGCGGCGTATCCATCGCCAGCGTCTTGGTTTCACCTGCGGTCCAGCTTTGGCTGGCCCGGACGTTCACGACCGTCCAGTACAGCCCGTCCTGGGAAACAGCGATACACCAGGCGGTGGGCGAATAGGTGGTCGTCCCTGATCCGGTCAGTACATACTCGACGATCTCTTGCGCCGCGCCCGCGCCAAAATCGTACTGAATCCAGTGGGGCTTGGGGCTGGAACCGGAGATCCAGTAAGTACTGCCGCCGTCATTGGCAAACGCTTTCGCGGCAGCGTAGGTGGAGGAAAATTCACTGCTGGCCGATGCGGTCCCGGAGCCGGTCACGTCCGCGCCGCCGACGCTGGTGTGCAGTTCGATTTCCGCCAGCACCGCATAATTATTGTCGGGTTGGGCGGTAATCACGATCCGCCAATAGCGATAGGCGCTCATCGCCACGGCCCGGTCAGGTCAAAAGCCGCCGCGTTGGTGGTTACGAATTTCCAGAGCATCCCGACTCGCGCCGCATTGTTTACGGTCAGTGGCACGAGCAGTTGATGGGGCAATTGCGCGGCCGGATGGAGCGGATTCCACAAACCGGGCATCGTTCCACGGATCAGCCCGCTTTCAAACGCCTGGACCGGCATGGCATGGAAGGCATGATTGGGTGGATTCGGGAAGGCCGATCCGGACTGTCCCAGATAGGCGTTGCCGCCGGGCGGAATCAGCGAACTGCGGGTCAGCGCCACCGCCGCGCCGATCCCAGTCCAGGTGCGCGCCAGATAGCTTTCCGTCGCAGAGTTCAGATAGGCCAGGTAGGTGCCGGCGCTGCCTAACGAACTTCCGATCAACGCCGCGCCGTAGGGGTCTGGGGATAATACGCTGGAAATATCCCCAAAAAACATGCCGTTAACGCCGCTCGTATTAGTGAGCAGATACACGGCCCGATCATCGGCGAAAATCGCCCACGGCTGCGATGAGCCTTTGGCCCAAGTCACGCTCCCGCTGGTGGGCGACAGCCCCGTTCCGGTGTCCACAGCGGTCATGGCCTCGTACATGATCGCAGTAGCTGACGTGGTGCCGGTATCGTCGATCCGCAGATAGAGCCGGGTACTGGATAGCGCATCAGCCCGATAGGCCGCCTTATTCGTTCCAGTGAATGCTTTGGAGAAGCCTGCCGGCGCGCGTTTCGCGGTGATCATCCCGGTCGCGGTCTGATCAGAAATTCCGGTCGTGGCGAAGGTAAACGTGGTGCTGTTCGGCACACTCGCCAGTCGCCAGTCGCCATTCAGGCCGCTGGGCGTGGCTCCGGCGATCCGCACCACCGGGCCGACTGTGCCCACCATCGCAAAGCCATGCCCGCCGCTGACGGTCGCCGTCGCGACGTTACTCGCCACCACTAAGCTGGTCAGCGTGACCGACCCAAAGCCATTCACCAGGCAGGCATCAAGAACGCCGATCAGCGTTCCTGCGGTACCGGACAGCGCCGCAGCGCCACTCATGGTGGAGTCAAAATACTTTACCGAAGTGTCAGGCATCGACGTTTCCAATCAGCAGGAGGGTTGCGCCGTCCGGCAGGGAGGACGGCTCCGAAGGTTGAATGGCGCGGGCGCAATCCACGGGATAACACGCGCCCACCACGTTGAACCGCACGCAGTTGCCGGTCGCCCAGCCGACGCCCCAGCCCTGATAGGGGATCGTGAAATAGGGATAGCCGGTCAGGGTATTCACCGGACTGCAATCCTGGGCAATGGAGCCGGTACCGAGGACGCCGAGGTTTTCGCCGATGATCTGGAACTCGGTCGCGCTGGTGAACTTGACCAGAAACCGATCCGGGCAGGCGTTGCGATTGCTGACCTGAATCGGGTACTGCGTGTCGTTGTAGCGGGCCAGCGGCGGGGAGCCAATGACCGTATCCTGCCACACGCTGGTCCACGCAGCCTGCGTGAACACGTTCGTAACCCGCGCTTGCAGCGTGCCGATATACAGCACCCCCGAAACCCGCGCATCGTCTTGTGCATACGCATGGCTCAAGGCCCGGTTGAAGGTGAGCTTGCCGCTCAAATCGACGGCGCTGATGATGCGCAAATCCGCAATCGTGTAGCGCAAGGTGAAGGGCGCGGTATACGGGGCGCTGCTCCAGTTGGCGTTCATCGTCACCGTGCCCGCCGCGCGATCCAGTACATAATGATCGGCGCTGATCAACTGCCCGGTCGCATCGGTCAGCGCCACCCGGTACAGCCGTTCTTCGCCGGGATCCAGCACCTGGGTCGGCGACAGGGTGTTCTCCACCAGGCTGGAGGTCTGATGCACCAGCGCCAGTTGCCCTTTCGTGAAAATGGGCACGCGCCCATCGCTGGGCAGGCGTACCGGGTCCAGTCCGAGAATATCGGCGCTGACCGGAATGCTGGTGTACGCAACGGCGTTGTAGCGCACGCTGCTGGGGAACACCTTGCGCGGTTGCCAGATCGTGCCGTTCGGCAACACGTCCCCGGCGTCATACCACTCTTCGGCCTTCTGTTCATCGGTCAACGTGCTGTCCAGCACGTACTCACCGAACAGCAGATTGCACAGCCCGTACTCGGTATCCAGGGTCCCGGCGATGGCGTTGCCGGTGATAACCCCCAGCAAATCCACGGAACCGGACAGCAGCTCGCCATCCAGGGCGGTCGCCGCCACGGTAAAGCCGCTGGGCCGCAACGGCGCGGGCGCGACGCGAAAGCGCATGGCCGTATCGGTGTAGCGCCCGGAGACCGTCGCCAGCGCCTGCAAGGCAAAGGTTTGATCGCCCGCCTGCCAGGTGTGCAGCACCACTTTCCCGGTCTGGTAGTTGAGCGTACCGGCCTCGGTCCCCACGCCATTGGCGTCCGGGTTCATCACCACCACGCCTTCGTAATCCTGAAACACCGCGCTCCCTATCGTGAACTTGACGCTGCCGGGAATCACCGCATCGGCGTTGAAGGGCGTCAAATCGACTTCAAGCTGCGGCGGCGGCAGGTAGGCGGTGACCTCTTCCGGCTCGACGCTATCGGGCACGTAACTGACCGTGACCTCGGAGCCGTTGCCGAACTCATCCGGGATTTCCTGGTAGACCCATTCTCCCGTACCTCCAGCGTTGGGAACCGACCAGCGTTTGACCACGTAGTTGAAGGTCGGCGGGAAGTAGAGATGCCCCGCGCCATAATCCACCGTGCCCAGACTGTTCAGGGTGGGCGCTAATCCGCCCTGCCCATCATCCCGCGCGGTATGGCGCACCACCCAGGTCGCGCCCAGATCATCAATGACGGGTGGCGGCGGGGGTGGCGGGGGTGGCGGCGGGTCACCGCCTCCACCTCCACCTCCGCCTCCGCCTCCCCCACCGCTCGGGGGCGGGTCGGGCGGGTCCACAATCACCGGAGGCAGGGGCGCGTCAGAAACCACGACGGTGATCGTGCGGTACAGCGTGGTATAGCCCTCAGCGGAGACGGCCACCACCCCGGAGACGGTTCCAGCCGCGTTGGCCTGAAAAGACAAGACCCCTTTTCGTTCATCCATTTCGCCGGGCGGTACCAGCGTTGAATCCGGGAACGTGCCCGGATCAAACAGGGACCAGACCCCGGTAATGGGCGACACGATGACCCCGAGCGGGAACTGTTGGGACGTCGCTGCGGGCGTGCTGAAGCTCTGCTCGCCCCAGTTCATCGTGATATCCAGCGGCGGCGTCAAATCCTCCACGACGGTCACGCTGAGGGTACGCGCTTGGCTGGTATAGCCCGCCGCGCTCAAGGTGGCGGTCGCGGTAAAGGTGCCGGTCGCGGGAAAGGTGGTATCCAGATGCCCGCTCGCGCTCAAGGTGCTGCCGGCCGGAAACGTCCCCAGACTGGACAGGGTCCAGGTGAACCCGTTGTAGGGGGTTCGGACCAGGGCGATATGCTGGGAGTACGCCGTACCGGCCTCCGCATTCGGCAAGGCCAGCATCTGAAATTCCAGCGTCTGATTGCTGGGCGTCGCGCAGGTTATGCTGATCGTGCGGGTGATTGCGGTATAGCCGCTGGCGCTGATCCCGACCGTGGCGGTAAAGGTGCCCGCGCTGGTGAACATGCAACTCAACTGTCCGGTCGGCGTCAGGGTGGCGCTGGCCGGCAAGGTACCGATACTCACCAGACTCCAAACCGCGCCCGATGCCGGGGCCGTGACGGTTCCGAGTTGCTGGGCATAGGCCACATTGGGCGCGGCGTTCGGCAGACTCGCCATGGTGACCGCTATCGTTCCCGAACCGCCGCTCGCCACGACCGTGATTTTCACCGTCAAGGTCGTGGACACATAGCCGCTGGCGCTGACCGTGACCGTGCCCTGATAACTGCCCACCGCCGCAAAAGTCGCGCTCAGTTGCCCGGTACTGGAGACGGTCGCGCCGGCCGGTAACGTCCCGCGCGTGGTCAGCGCCCAGGTCGCGCCACGGGCGGGATCAGTCACCGTGCCAAGACTGGCCGTGTACGCGACATTCACCGCGGCGTTGACGTAGGTCGGCTGATTGACTTTGACCGCCTTGCTGTTGACGCCACAGGGCAGTTCGATCCGCTGGGTGAGCGGCACATAGCCCTCGGCCGTGACGGTCACGGAAAACCGATAGAGCTTAGCCAGCGGCAACGTCGCGGAAAACACCCCGGTATCCGCGTGGAGCGTATACGCCGGGAGTTCATAATCTTCCGTGACCGCCCATTGTCCGCCCGCGCCCGGAAACTCAACCACCCCGAGGCGCTGGCTGTAGGCGACGGCCGGCGTCGCCGCCGGGAGGGTATCCCAGACGACGGTGATTTCTGGCAAGGCGCTAACCGTAATCGAATAACTGTCTTCGCGCGCAAGATAGCCGGACGCCGCCGCCCGCACTTTAAAGGAGAAGGTTCCAGCAGAGGTTGGAACCCCCGCCACCAGGCAGGTAACGCCCCGTTGATAAATATCCAGAGCGGCCGGCAGCGTCCCGCGCTCGGTCAGCGCGAACACAACCCCTGTGGAGGGCATTGTCGCGGTAACGAGTTCATGATCCGCGCCTTGCCCGACGTAAGCCGGCTTGACCGCCGCCCGCTGCACCACCATCGCAGCAGGCTTCACGCACTGCACCGCGACCGGAACGGTGCGATCCGTATAGCCGGACGCGCTGATTTTCGCTGTGAAGCTATAGGATTGGGAGGTCGGGAAGGTGGCGGTCAACATCCCGGCGCTGGACAAGGCCGCGCCGCTGGGCAGGTTGCCGCGACTGGCAAAACTCCACGTTGCGCCCGAGGCCGGAGTGCTCACCGTGCCGAGGGTCGCGCTATAGGCCACGCCGACCGTCGCGTTCGCCAGGGCGTTGAGGCTGTAGACGATCTCGCCGACTCCGGGTGCGGCCACGACCGTGATTGAGATTGGATACAGCGATTGCAGATAGCCGGTGGCGCTGGCCTTGACGGTGGCGGTGAAGGTGCCAGCGGCGGTAAAGGTCGTTGCCAGTACGCCCGCGCTGCTGAGCGTCGCGCCACTCGGCAAGGTGCCGCGATCCGCCAGGGTCCAGGTTCCGCCGCTGCTGGGTACGGTGATCGTCCCGACCGTGCGGCTGTAGGCCACGCCGACCGTCGCTTGCGGGAAGCTGTTGAGCGTGGCCTTAACCGATGGGGTCGGGGTGGCGGCGGTAATGTCATCGATCAGAACCTGACTGGCATACATCAGCGCGGCTTGCCCAGCGGTCGGATGGGGAACCGTGACCTTGACTGGAATCTTGAGGTCGGTTGTATTCGCCGGGCGAATCGTCAGTTTCCCCGCCGTCGTCATGGAGGTTCCCGCCGGGAGCGCGGCATAAAATAAGGTCTGGGCGCTGTCCAGCGTCCACACGGCTTGGGCGGCGGTGGCCGTGGGCTGGATGACCTTCCCGACCGTGTACTGATATTGCGTCCCTACCGTCATCGCCGGAGCGGGATACATCGTGATGTCCACCGTAACGGGCGGCGTCGCGGCAGCAGCGATGTTGATAGGGCGCGACCACGAATCCACGACTGACCCGTCAGGGCGCTTGACGGAAAAGAATACCGTGCCGGCCAGAACAGAAGTAGGCGTTCCCGACAGTCCCAACTCCCACCCTCGCTCAGACCGGGTGATATTGGGTTGCGCGTTGAAATGCAGGGATACGTCGCTGGTGAGGGTCGGCTTGGGCGCCGTAGGCGGGTAATAATAACCTACGTTCATGTTGATGCGGGTTCCGACCGTCCCGGTAAACGTCCCTGTGGATTTCACCACCCAGTCATCCCCCCCAGGCGGCGGCGCTCCGGCAGAAACCAGCATCGTAAACGCATGGGTCTGTTCTGACCCGGACGCGATATGCCGCACCTTGACCGTAAAGGTTTTTGTGCCCGTTGAAGACGGCGTACCGGTCAAGGTACAGACCACGCTCCCGCCGCCGACGCCAAACAGCGTTGCGGAAAGCCCCGCGCCCGAAAACGGCGCAGCCCCGACAAAAGCCCAGGCGTAGGTGCTGGAATTTTCGCCGACCTCCAGCGCCAAGGAGCCGACCGTTTGTGAGTAACGTTGCCCGGACGTGCCATTGGGCAGGGAACCGGCCCAGGCGAGACTGGTAAACATGAGCGATCCTTTAAGCCGTCAATTCCGCTTCCGATTTGGCGCGAGTGCAGTTCCACGCCACGGTACAACTGTTGGGGCGAATCGGTTGTGAGGTGTCCAGCGCCACAAAACCGTTGCTGTCTTTTGTTGGCGTGAAGGTTTCGGTCACCGTCGCGCCGGTCTGGTAGGTCATCACCGGGGTACTGTTCGGGTCCGGCAGGTCGTTGGGCATGAAGTAAAATTCCTGCTGGGCATAAAGAATCTTGCCGGTCCCGTCGCCCGTGAACGCGCCGGTTTCCTGATCCGCCGCCACCTTTTCAATGCCGCCGCTCATCCAGGTCACGGTGACGCTGCCCGGTACGGGCCGCTCGCTGAAGGTGCCCGACCAGCCGGAAAACACCGAGGTGTCCGTTAAATCCACCACCGGCGATTGACTGTGCGCGCCACTGCCCCAGGCCCAGAGAATCGCGCTGTTGATGTCCGGCAACGCCGACAGGGTGAGGCTGACGCTGCCGGTCAGGTAGTTGATGGTCCCGACCCCCTGACCCTCCATCGCCCCCGCGCCGTCATCCACCAGCGTGTACCAGTTGCCCTGGGCGCGGTAGGAGGCGCGCACCGAGCCGGGATAGGGTTTCGGCAGCAGTTGCGCGGTGTACACCAGTTGCTGATTCTCTTCGCTGACCTCAATCCATTGGGTATGCGCGACCTGCTCCAGGGTGGCAGTGCGCGCGCCGCCGTTGACCTCAACGGTCACATCGGTGGCGGCGTTCACGTCCAGCACCGCCGTTTCCGCCTGCAAGGCCGGAACCAGCGCGGCAAACAGCGACGGGGTGTAGACGGAGGTCGCGCCCAGCGCGGCGACCTGGGTCAGCGGCTGGATGCCGTAATAGCGCGCCGCCGCCGCCACAATCGTGTCGCGAATCCGGGTTTCAATGACGGTCGGCGTCACGCGGGCCACTTCTTCGCCGACGAAGAACTCGCGCAACGGGTCGGTGAGTTCGCAGGTGATGACCTTGCGGGTGAACGGGCCGCGCTCATCCTCGAACACCCGCAGCTCTTCTTCAGTGCGAATCACTCGCACGTACTGGCGGTATTCGTCGTTCTCGCCTTCGTGCTTGACCAGGCACAGGGTCTTGTTGTTGTTCGGCGCGGGGTCGGTCGGCAACCCGTACAGCGCAATGGAGCGTTGCCCTTCGATGTGATCCCCGTACAGCAGCGCCGGCCAGCGCACCCCGACCGTCAGGTAGGATTCGACGTGGTTCTGAATGGCGGCCCGTTCGTCATAGAAGCTGCCGGTACTGAACACCAGCACCGAACTGTTCGGGTCGGTCGGCCCTTCAAACACCACGATGCCGGCGTCCAGCAGCTTATCGGTATCGGCGCTGGTGACCGCCGCATAGACCTTGCGCAGCGACACGTCGCCCGCCGCCCGGTCCACATCGGACACGTCATCGAAAATCCCGTTTTCGACGCCCGGTACGATCTCAGTGACGGTCATCCGCCCGCCGCCGTCCTCTTCATCGACCATGCGCTGGGACTGGTAGAACTTCAAATTTTCACTGGTAATCGCCATGGAAGCCTCTACAACGCCGCGCGCCGGGCCGTTTCTAACAGCCGAAGGAATTGTTCTACTGAAAGCCCGGACTGTTGCGCCAGGTCTTTGACCTTCTGCTGCACCACCGGGTCATTGAGATTGAGCGCACCGGAACCGGTTGTGGACGCTGCCGCCGCTCGTTTTTTGAGCAATGCATCCAGTTCGGCAGCCATTTTTGCGATGCGCTCCCGCAGCGCGGCCAAATCCGCCGCGTTCAGCGCCGCCAGTCCGCCCAGCAGGGTCTCGGCCATCAGAGCAGTTTCCGGGTGGCATCGAGGGTCTGGTACAGCTTATCGGTCTGGCCGAGCAGGTGGCCGAGGTCGGCGCTGGCGAGGGCTTTTGCGCCTTGGTGCGCGCCGTCAATGGCGGAGCCTAATTCCCGATAGCGGCGGGTGGTCTTTTCGATGACCTCCCCCTCCGCGTCGGATTCGGCGGCGAGGTTGTTCATCTTGGTAGCGTGGATTTTCTCCAGGGTGGCCTGCTGATCGTTGAGGATCGCCAGCAGTTCCCGGTTGCCCAGCGCCTCCGCCTCGGCGCGCTGGGCTTCGATTTCCGCCAGTTGCTGCTGGTAGTCGAGTTGCTCGCGCAGCAACTTAGCCTTCTGATCCTGCCCTTGCGCCTCGAGCAGTTCCGCGTTCAGTTCGGCCAGCCGGTCCTTGGCGGACTGGGTTTCATCCTGCATTTCACGCAGCTTGTCATTGGCGCTGTCCAGAGCGCCACGGAGCCGGTCAAAGTCTTGTTCGTCCAGCAGGTTGAAGCGGGATTCCAGGTCGCCGCTGTTGAGCGCCATCGCCCGCTGCACCTCGCCGGTCCATTCGCCGGTTTCAGCGTAGTGCTCCAGCGTATTCACCGCCTTGCTGATGGCGGCCTCCTGTCCCCGATACGCCTCGGCGACCTCATCAGCAGCAGTGGCGGTGGCGGTCGCAAAGGCCATAAAGCCGGAGCGGCCCCGTGCATACTCTTCCTGAAGTTTGATGAACGCGGCGTTGAGCTTCTCCACGTTGCCGCCGGTGGCGGCCAGCACCTCATTGGCCGCGCCCCATTGGGCGGTAGCGGCCTTGCCGGCAGCGGCGCGCTGATCGGCAGCGTCTTTTTCCGCCGCTGCGGCTTCTTTAGCGGCTTGCTTGGCAGCCTGATCCGCCGCCGCCTTCTCTTTCTTCGCCGCCGTCAAGGCCTCGGTCGCGGTCACGGTTTGTTCCAGCCCCTGACGTTCCTGTTCCAGGCCGGTCAAGGTATCGGCCATCACCGCCAGTTGCGCGCGGTCGCTGGCGTTCAGTTCGCCATCGGCGGCGAGCTGGAGCTCGACGGCGGCGATGAGGTCTTGATAGGCGGCGATTTGGGCGGTTTTGCCCTGAATCGCCGCGTTGATCTTGGCCATGTGCAGATCGGCGACTTCATTTTCTTTCCGGGTCGCGGTGACGACATCGCCCTTGGCGCGGGCGATCTCTTCCTCGGCCTCAACCTGCTGAATCTTCAGATCGATGGCGGTTTGATCGATCTGGGCGGCCCGTTGCGCGGCGGCGACCGCCCGTTCCTGTTGCTCGATGTTTTCCTTCAGGGCCAGGGTATAGAGATTTTGCGCCTGGGTGGCGGCCTGTTTGGCGGCGGCGATTTGCCGGTCGGCATCAGGCAGGGTGGCTTGAATGGATTGCAGGTAGGCGAGCTTTTCGGCGGTGGCCTGGGCGGCGTCGCGCAAGCCCATCATCTGGACGCCGTTCAACTGCATCCCGGAGCGCCAGTTCGCGGCGTTATCAACCCCGGCCTTGATTTGCCGGTCATACTCTTTCGTGATTTCGGTTACGCCGGTCAGGGCCTGGGCAACCAGCGGCAGGCCATTGCCCAGCGTGGTCACGCCCTCATGCGCCTTGACCAGGGTTCCATTCCATTCGGTCATCCCGGCCTGCGCTTGCGCGGTGACGCGGGCCACATCGGCCACTCCGCTGCCCAGTTCCCGATGCGCGGCGACCACCTGCGGCAGGCCCTCGGCGGTTTTCCCCCAGGATACGGCGTAATGGTCCGCCGCCGTCGCTGCGCCCTGGGCGGCGGCCGTCGCCTTTTGCGTTTCGGGAATGCTGGCGCTAACGGCGGCGGTGGTTTGGCCCTGCGCGACCGCCAGCGCCTCCTGCGCGATCCGTAACCGTTCGGTGTACACCGCCGCCGCCTCGGTGCTCAGCCCGCCGTCCTTGAGCACCGCCGTCAGCGCGGCGATTTCGGTCTGGGCTTCGGCAATGGCGGTCGCCTGGCGCTGCTGGGCGGCGGTGGCGGCTTCATCAGCGGCGGTTTTTTGCTGGGTGGCGGCCGTGTTCTTGCCCAGTTCGCCGCTGGTTCCGCTCAGCGCGCGCCCGACGGCGGCGCTGGTGGCCTCAATCCGCGCCTGAACCTCGGCGGCTTTCTCCTGTTCGCCGCGCGCGGTATACCAGGCCAGGCGGTAGCCATCGATGGCGGCGGTGACCGGCGAAAAGACCGTGGTGGTCCAGTCGGCGACGGTTTGCACCTTGCCCTGCACCGAGTCCACCAGTTCGGCCAACTGGGTTTTGAGGGTCGCCACGGTGGTCAGGGCGCGGGTTTGCAGCGTCTCCCAATCGACATTCTTGAGGAAGGCGATGACCTGCTGCCCGCCGGTCACAAACACCTCGGCGATCCCTTTGCCGATCTTGTCCAGGACGCCGCTGTTCGCCAGCGCTCCGAGCTGCTCGGCCAGCGCTTTGGCTCCTTGCGCTATCGGCTCCAGCAGGGGACCGGTCAGGGCCAGTTTGACCTGTTGCCAGGCGGCGGACAGGATCTGCAACGCCCCGGCCGTGGTGTTGCCAATCGTATCGGCCGCCCGCTCCAGCCCGCCGCGCGCTCCCTCCATGGCCGCGCCATACTCGGCAAAGCCTTGCACTCCGGTTTTCAGCAGGGCGTTGACCCCGGACTGCGCGTCGCCAAAGGCCAGCATCGCCGCGCTGCCGCGCGGCCCGGCCCGGGTCAGCGTGTCGATCATTTCGCTGACTTCGCCGCTGGTCTGGCCCAATTTCGCCAGCTCTACCCGGGCCTTGCTGGTGGGGTCGCTGAGCTGGTCCAGCATGTTTTTCAGCGCGGTGCCGGCCTCGGAGCCTTTCAAGCCGTATTTAGCAAAGGCGGTGAGGATGGTGGCGGTTTGCTCCAGGGTCAGACCGGCGGTGGAAGCGGCCGCGCCGGCCCCGCGCATCGCCTCGGCCATTTCCATGACGCTGGTGCTGGTGGCGTCCGCGCCGGCCTGCAACACATCCCCGGCGCGGGCGGCCTGATCCAGCGAAATCCCCATCAGCGCCAGGGTATCGGTGAGCGCCCCGGCGGCGTCAGCGGCGCTGACCTGCTCAGTCGCCATGACCCGCAAGGTCGGCCCCAGCGCGGAAATGGCTTGATCGACGGTCAGGCCCGCGCCGGTTAAGATCTCCAGGCCCTGCGCGGCGTCGGTGGCGCTGACGCCCAGTTGCCGGCCCATGTCCAGCGCGGCCCGCTTGAGCTTGTCCATCTCCTGGGCGCTGGCATTGGACTTGCTTTGTACCCGGGCGAGCTGCGCCTCAAAGGCTTGCGCCTCGTCGGTGATGTTGAACAGCCCGCTGAACGCCTCGCGGATTTTGCCGGCAATGACCTTGGTATTGTCGTCGAGGTAGCCAAACAGCTTGCCAAAAACGCTGCGGGCTTCGTCCTTGGCAGTGATCAGCAGGTGCAGGACCAGATTCTGAGGAGCGGCCATGGTCTATCGTGCGTTGTTCTTGATGGGGTTATTGGGGGTCAGCGCCAGCGGGGCGGGCGCGGACGTGTGCGCGGCGCATGGGCGCATGACGCGGGCCATCGCCGAGGTGCGGGCCAGCGGGACGCCGGAAGCCACCGCGCGGGCGGCGCTGATCACGCCGCAAACCCCGCCCTCGATGCGCGGGTTGCTGGATTCGACCATCACCCTGGTCTATGCCCGCGCGCAGCCGCCGGCGGTGGTCGCCGCCCAGGCCGAAGCGTTGTGTCGGCAGAGTTTCCCGGCGGCCGCGCCCTAGTCCGCACCCATCCGCCACCGGCTAAACCTCGATCAGTTTCAGCGCCCGCAGCACATAATTCCGGGCGCTGGTGGGATTGGCGGGCGCAAAGCTGCCGTAGACCGGCAACGGCTCCACGTCCAGCGGGTTTTCAGCGGCCATCACCGTGAAGGTGCGCGCGTCGTGCAGGGTGAGGGTGAAGGTCGCGCCGGGCACGTCCAGCGCGGCCTTGAGGGTCAACAGGTCGGCGCGGGTGATCCACGCGGTGTAATCGCGGCCCGAGGCTTGCCCGGTCAGGGTGATCGGACGGCCCGCGCGTTTCGTGGCGATTTCCACCAGCAGCGCGCCGGTCAGCGAGTACTCTTGACTCTGCTGAACCGGCGTCCAGGTCAGTTCATCCGTCCATACCAGGCCCGACGGCAAGGCCAGCGCGCCCAGGGTGATCGCCATGGCTTATCCCCATTCTCAACAGGTTTTCGTCATTCCCGTCCTCGCGAACGCGGGGAACACGGGAACCCCGTCAGCCGCTGAACAACGGGATACCCGCTTTCGCGGGTATGACGAACGGGGTCGTTTTTGGCCTGAACAAAGATAAAATCTATCGGCAACCGGTATTACAGGGTCGAGGCCAGGTCCAGATACTCCCACTGCCAGGGCGAGGTCTTGGTGCTGGGCGTGATCAGGTCGCCGGCCAGCGCGCCCTTGAGGAACCCGCCCGCGCCCAGATCAAATTCGCCGCTGGCCGACAAGCTGGCCTTCCAGATGTTGATCCGGCAGCGCTTCTGGGTGACCTTTTCCGTCCCGGTGCCCACCAGATGCACGTAGGCGGATTTGGCCTTGCCGGCGGCGTAGATTTCACCGGTACGGGTCGCCTTGTGATAGCTGAGCTTGGCGGCGGTCGCGCCGGTCGCGTCCAGCGCCTTGTACAGCCCGTTGACCAGATCAATGGCGTAGTGGGTGCTGGCGACGACGACATCGCCCGAGGTTTCCGCCACGATCTCGGTCCCGGTATCGTGGGCGGCCAGGTACTGATTCGCCAGCGGAATCCACACCCCGACCACCGGGGTGATGGCTTCATCGGCCACGGCGGCGGTGGACTGGTTAAGTTCGGTCACGTCCGCGCCCAGCAGCAGCGCCAGCAGGTTGCTGCTGGCGGACTGAAACTCGGCGCTGAGGGTGCCCGGTTCGGTCGGCTTGGCGACACTCGCCATGACCTCGCCGAAGCTGGATTCCATATTCGACAGGAGCCGATCCTGCTCCTGCTTCATGGCGGAGATCGCCAGCTTGGTGAAGTCGATGGGGCCGTAGTAGACGGTCGGCGCGACATCGCCGGTCCAGAACCCGAACTTGAATTCAGTGCGCAGGTACAGGTAGCGGTTGGTTTGGGCAATAGCCATGGGGAATTACTCCGGGGCGAACAAAAAGGATTGGGACCAGGTGACGCCCCACAGGGCGACGCGCAGGGTATTGACGTGACCGGTGTACAGGTTGTCGGCGCTGAACTGCTCCGGGTCGGCGGGCCAGGCATCGGCCCGGTTCCAGCGCTGATTGGGCAGCCACAACAGCAAATCCAGGGCGGTCTCCAGCGCCAGCGGGGCGCGGTCGGTCGCCCCGCTATCCAGCGCCAGCACGTACAGCGCCCAGCGCCAGTCGCCGCGAAAGGCGGTTTCCCCCGAGGGGGTCAGGTTCTGCACCCCCGCACAGGTCGCCAGCAGGGCCGGGGCTTTGCCCAGCAGCAGCGGCAGCTCGCGCTCGGTGAACTGCCCGCCGTGGGCCTCGACGGTGAAGGTTGGGTAGCGGGCGGCCAGAGCGGTCACCGCCGCGTCCAGAATCGCGGAGGCGCTCATAAGGTTCCGCGCCCGAACAACCGGTCGTTATTGCGGCTGTAAACGGTCGTTACGCCCGCCGTAACGGGCGGCGGCGCGGGCAACAACCGCCCGGCGGCCAGGTCGGCCAGGGTCGCCAGCGCCGTATCGAAGCGGGCGCGACGATCCTTGAAATCGGCCTGGGAGGCCAGCACGGTCGGCGTCGCCAGATACAACGCGAGGTCCACCGCCAGATCGACGATCCAGCCGGGCGCGGGCGCGGCCACCGGCACGGTCCAGCCGAGGGTACGCAGCGTCCGGTCGATTATCGCGTCCGCCGCGCCCAGCGCCTGGGCCACGGCGACGGCATCCACGCCGCCGGTCCCGGCTTTCGGGCCGGCTTGCACCAGTTCGCCCGGATAGCGGGCCTCGATGTCACCTTGCGCGGCGTAGGTCATTTCAGCACCCGTACGGTCGGCGTTTGGGTCACGGTCAGTTGTCGCCGGTGCTGCCGTAGGCCAGTTGCCAGAAGCCGTAGCCGCCAGCGGCGCGCGCTTCCGCCCCGTACTTGAAGGCGCGGCGGTTGAACACGTCGTCGTTGTCCATCCCGGTCTGCTGCACGAACACCGGGGCCTTGCGCTCCTGATAGATCAGCGGTTTGACCGGCTTGCGGGTGTCGAGCAGAAACCAGGCGGTGTCCGAGGTCAGCCAGGGCGACACCACCACCTCGGCGGTGCCGCGATAGGGGTTGGTCTTGCCGTCTTCCAGCCGCTCCATCGTTAGCAGCGCGGTGGCGGTGTCTTCCAGCGCCGGAGGCACGACCAGGGTGGTCGGGGTCACGTCCAGCGGGCGGCCTTCGTCATCCTTCATCTGGCGCAGCGCGATCCGGGCCGCGCCGTAGCTCGCCGCCGCATGGGCCAGAGTATCCGCTTGCAGGGCCGCCGTGCCCATGTTTTCCACGACGCTGGCGCCGACCGGGTGATCCTCGGCACAGAACGCTTTGCCGTCATAGCAAAGATTGGTGAACGCGCTATCGAGCAGGGCGAAGACGATTTCATCCGGCAACTGGGCGGCGCTGAACCCGGCCATTTGCGCCTGCGGGCCGTAAATGCCCAGGGTGTCATCCTCGATGTGGTTGCGGTCCACTTCAATGGTGGCTTCCCAGTCATCGTTGACAATCGTGTAGCTGAACGCGGCCAGATTCTTGGTCTGCTTATCGCCGATCCAGCGCTGCATCTTGGGAAAGGCCGACAGCCATTTGTAGTCGTTCTGGCTGGAGCCGCTGGGCACCTTCATGGCGACCTTGGCCCACTGGCTGGGCGCGGCCTGAAAGGCTTTATTGAAATCGGTGCGCAGGTTCAGGAACACCGCGCTGAGAACAGAGGCATTGACGAGCATGGAGGGGGTTCCTTAGTGGGTGATTTCGACCAGCACGCGGGCGACGCTGGCGGTGGCGTTGGTCCCGCCCACCGTGACGCTGAGCACATCGCCGGCCTCGACGGCGTTCTCGGCGGTCGGCGTGGCGCTGTCCACATCGCCGGCGGCGCTGCCCGACTGGGTGAGGGTGAGCGCGCCGTCGGTGATGGCGTTCGTCCCGATCCTGGCCGTCAGGGTGGCGTTGCCGGTGGTGAGCGCGCCTTCCAGCACACTCCAGATTCGGGTGACCACGCCGGCCACCGGGGCGACCGCGCGGTAGACGCCGGTCCCGACCAGGGTGGCGACGTGGATCGGGACATAGGTTTTCTGGCGGCCTTGCAGCGGGAGCGGCGGAACCTCGCCGACCGCGACCCAGACCCCGGCCGCGTCCACGCCCATGATCTGCCCGGCCGGGACTCGCCCGAAGGCATAGACGCCCACCGTTTGATCGTCCACCACGTAGGCCAGTTGGCCGATGTTCGCGGCGGTCAGGCCGGCGGCGTCGAACGCGAACACACCCCGGCGCACGGGAACGGTCAGCGCGCCGCCGCTCGGGTTGACGACGGTGGCCTCGGCGCGGCCCATGGCGATCAGCGGATAAGCGGCGTCGGCGGGCGTCGCGCCGCCCGGGACGGCCTGACCGGTATAGCCATCGGCGCACACCAGGCTGCCGGCGTAAATCGTGGTGGCGGAACGCACCGGCAGCACCAGGAGGTCGCCGGAACGGGAGGGGGTGTTACGATCAGCGGTTAATGCAGTCATGGGTCACCTTGCGGGAAAACGGAGAACACGATGGCGGTGAATGTGAATGTGGATGTGCATGTGCTGTGCGGGCCGGCCACGCCGGCGCAGTGGCGGGACGCGGCGCTCCGCAGCGCGCGGCAGCCCGGAATGCGGGTGTGGCCGCTGCCGGCCATTCCGGGCGCTTTCGGCGCGGCGCGGGCGCGCGGCTGGGCGGTCGGAACCGCGCCCTGGGTGGCGTTTGTCGATGATGACGATGTGCTGCTGCCGGGCGCGGCGGCGGCCTGTCTGGACGCGCTGGCCGACCAGCCCGCCGCGATGGGGGCGTTCACCGATGAACTCCAGGTGCGGCCCGATGGGACGGAGCGCCCCGGCCTGAGCACCGCCAACGGCCCCTGGAATCCGGCGCTGCAAGCGCTGCTGGCCGGCTACGGCCATCATTTCGTGGTGCTGCGGCGCGCGGCGCTGCAGGATCTGCTGCCGGAACTGCCCCAGTGGGGCGGGATGGCGGATTACGTGGTGCGGGGTCTGGTCTGCCGGTTCGGGCCGCTGGTGCGCGTTCCCGTAGTCGGCTATCGCTGGCGGGTGCGCGAAGCCAGCACCCATACCCACATCGCCCCGGAGGTCGAGGCGGCGGCGCGGGCGCGGGTGGCGCCCGTCCTGGCGCGCTACTCCGGCGGGAGCGGCCATGCTTAGGCCCGCCCGCCATAGGTGTTCAGGTCCTCAACGCTGTGCCCAAACAGGGCGGTGACGGCGCTGAGTTCCGGGGACGGCGCGGCGGCGGGCGGCGGTTTGCCGTTCAGGGCGGGCGGGTCGCCCAGCACCTTGGGCGCGGTCTTGAGGAACTGGCTGAACGCCTCTAATCCGCCTTCTTTCTGGCAGCCGGCGCGGTAAAACTCGACCGTGGCGGGACAGATTTGCCCGGCCTGCAAGGCGGCGTTCAGGGCGGTTTCAATCGCCTGATCCCGGCGTTCCTGTTCCAGCGCGGCCAGCTTCTGCTCGGCATTGGTGGCGCGGGCCAGGGCGGCGTCGTAATCGGCGCGGGGGATGAATTTGTCCAGGGGCGGCGTAGCGGCGCGCTTCTGGGCGGTAGCCAGTTCCGTAGTGGCCCGGCTTAGCGAAGCCATCAAATCAATAGCGCGGGCGCGGGCTTCTTCATCCGTCGATCCAACGGGCACATCCAGCGCACGACATAGGGCGTCTGACAGGGACATAGTTGATTCCTCGCGGTTGAGCGCGGTGAGGTTCAGATTGGGTTGATTGGTCAGGCCGGCGGAAATTAGTTCGATGATCCGGGCGTCGGTCTTCTGGTAGGTGAAGACGGGCGAGAGAAAGCGGTATTCCCGGGCGGCAATCTGCTGGGCGGCTTTGGGCGTCCAGTCGACGTGGCCCCAGATCGCGCCCGCGCGGTCTTCGATCTGATCGATCCAGCCAGCGGCGGGGGCGTCCAGCCCCTGCGGGGCGCGGTGTTCGCTGCTGTGTTCCCAGTCGATGACCAGGGGCTTGTTACGGGCGGTGAAGGCGGCGATCAGGGGTTGCGGGTCGGGCAGGGTCCAAACGCGGCCATCACTGCCTTGAATGGTCGGGCCGGGCGGCAGCAGTTGAATCCAGTCCGGCGGGTCGCCGTCCAGGGCGAAGTTGGCGGCGCGGGCGGTGTGAAGCATCGGCTTTTTGCCTATGAGAACGATTTAATTGATAGCTTAAACCTATTTTTGAGGGAGAGGTAGGGCACAGGACACCCTCTCCCCGCGCTTCGCGCTCCCCTCTCCCGCCAGCGGGAGAGGGGTCGGGGGAGAGGGGCTTGAGCGCCGCAGCGGCGATTTACGGCGTTGTGGGGAGGGGAGGGCGGTATCGGTATTTCCGCGCGGGGAAAAGCGCCAGAATCGATTTTTAAAGGGGGTTTAAATGCGGTTGCGAAACGCCCTCTCCCCGCGCTTCGCGCTCCCCTCTCCCACGAGTGGGAGAGGGGTGGGGGGAGAGGGCGCTCGGCTCCCCTCTCCCGCTGGCGGGAGAGGGGTCGGGGGAGAGGGGCCTTAGCCGCCCATCGCCCGGCGCAGATGGTCGTTGAGGATGTCGAGCAACTCGGCTTCGTCGCTGGCGGACAGGCCGAGGAAGGGGCGGGCCGGGATGTGGCCCCGGCCAAACTGGTGAGTCGCGCCGTAGATCAAGGGCGTGCCGATACGCACCTCATGCGGGCCGGCGCGGTAGTTGAGCCGGCCCATCAGGTGGCCGCGATCAATGAGCGGCTTGGCGTAGGCGTAGCCCAAGGCGGCTTTTTTGGAGTAGCGCCCGTCCTTGTTCTTCAGGCGACCGCCGCTGGCTCGGCGCGCTCGTCCAATCAGGGTCGCTTCCGACAAGGCTTTCCACGGCGTGCCATCGGGCGCTTTCGAGTCCATAAAGCGCGCGCGCGTACTGTTCAACAGCGCCTCGCCGATGTCGCGAAAGGCCGGGGTCAGGTCGGCGAGGCGGGCTTGCAGGGATTCAAACGCGGCTTTGACGTCAGCGGCGTTGGCAATGTGAAGCTGAACGTCGAGGGATGCGCCGGCCATGGGTGATTCCTTTGGGGTTCGCGCCCTCTCCCCCGACCCCTCTCCCGCTGGCGGGAGAGGGGAGCGCGAAGCGCGGGGAGAGGGGGGGAAGGTGGGAGAGGGCGCTTGCTATTCTACCCCGAGCAAGCGGGTAGAATGGAGGAACGGCCAGGGTCGCTCCCGAAAAGTGATGTTCCGCAGACCGTCACCTGCCGTGTCCTTCCTCGTCTGCGTCGCTGCGGAGACTTTCCATTCGGAACTTCCCCTTTCTTGCGAACATCGCGTCCGTTTGGCGGAACTGGCGATGCAACTCACCTTGGCGAGCGTTCAGAGCGCGAATGCCTGGACTCAGCTTTTCAAAAACCAACCCCTGCCCAAAGATAGCGCCTCCGCCCTGCAAGCCTTCGACCTGATCTATTCTCACTTATTAGATAAGGTCGGGATGGACGTGGCCAGCACGGCAGCGCCCACCTCTGGCCCGCCCACCGCATAAACCGCGACGATCAGCGCCTGCGCCTGACGCCAGGCTCCGGCGTCGGGCCAGCGTTCCCGGAGATAGCGCACCAGATCAAGCGCCACCGCCGAATAGTCAAACGTTCATCTTGAATTTTCCTTGGGGTGTGGTATCTAACTTACTGAAGCTCGGCTGACACGGTGAATCTCCCGGCCGTCGCCTGTTCCCTTCGGGGTTCGTGGGTGCTTGAGAGGGAAGGGGAGTCCTCTCCCGAGCTTCACCCTTCACTGCCTGATCGATCCAGCAACACATCCCCCTTCTTTTTAGACCGCTTCTTATCGCTGGCTGATCCAAACCGCAGTGACTTGAGATACAAGCCTTTACCGGTTTTGGTCTGCCATAGCACCGCCACATGCAGCCGTCCGTCCTGATCGCGGAACCAGACGGTGGATTGATCGCCTTCACGCACAATCAACTCGGCGGATTCGAGAATGGATTGCACGGCGCGATACACATCCACCGTGAAATTAGGGTCATCTTTTCGGCTGTAGGCTTGCTTGATCGCGTCGTATTCCGAGAGCAGGACAACTTGAGTGCTGACGCCAAGCCGCTCCATTTCTTCTTGAGGAAGCGCGGCGACCGGGTATTCTTCTTTTCGGTCAAGCTGCTGGCGTAGGCGGGCTTCAGTCGCCTTCTTATCCAGCCCGGCGTATTCCGGCTTCTTGAGTTCCTCGGCGACCTGTTCATTGATGCGCTGAATCCAGCGGTCAAACACCCCGTCCGCCATATTGGCGGCGATCAGTTGCTTGGCGGTGACGTAATCGTATTTGTCCATATCAGGAAACCACGTTTTTCCCGGCTGATAATCCCAGCCCTTGTCCACGCCGAGCGGCAAGCCGGTGTCCGGGTCTTTGCCGTTGTACTGAATCTTCTCCCGATCCGTGACCGTCAGCCCCTGCTTTTTCAAATCCCGCTCCGCCAGCGTCTCCACGTAGCACTTGCAGCCCCAGCCGCAGGGCGGGGTGTGGGCATCCCACCACGGATCATCGTGCTTGAGGATCACCCCATCCCAGGCGAGGTGTTCCTTGCGGGGCACGACGCTGGCCGGAGAATGCCGATAGCGCCACCAGGGGCGAAGGTCGGCAATCTCCTTCATCTGCCGGTAGCGCCCGGCGCTGTAGCTGCTGAACAGGTTGGTGTCGTAAATGACCCGCGTCCGCCACGCTTCGCCCGCTTTCGTGCCCTCGCCAGTCCAGCCGGTCCAGCCGCGTTCCGCCACAATCTTCTTGAAGTCCTTGCGGAAGGTTTCAATGGTCGTCCCCTCGGCGATGGCCTGCTCGACGGCGGCGCGCAAATCCATCAGCAAATCGGCTTGCATCGCCCCGGCCACCACAAAAGCCCGATCATGGGCCGCGCCCAGCAGGTCATCCCAGCGCTGGGTGGGCAGGTTGAGCTTGGCGCGGAAGAAGGCCAGCGCTTCCAGGAAGGGGAGGGAGCCGTAGTCAACCGCCATCGGCCCGCTCCCCGCGCTTCGCGCTCCCCTCTCCCGCCAGCGGGAGAGGGGCCGGGGGAGAGGGCGTCCGCCGCTCCATGGCCTCCTGACAGCCCCGGCAGCGGTAGCGCACCTGCGGACCGTTGCGGAGCCAGCGCGCGGAGACGATGAACGCGCGGGGCCAGAATTTTCCGCAGGCCATGCAGAACAGTTCGGGCTGATCGGGAATCGGGGGCGGGTTCATGGCCGGGCCTCCCACTGTCCTTGGGCATCGGCGACCGCCAGGGCCTGACCCATCAGTTCGGCGAAGGCTTTGCCGTTCAGGTCGGGATAGAGGGTCAGCAGCCGCGCGCGGAAGTCCATCAAATCGGCGCTGGCGTCCAGCGCAGCCTGCACCGGCTCCAGCAAGGCATTCAGCAGCGGTTCCGCTTCTTGCCCTAACCGCTCGGTCAGCGACGCGGTGGGGTCGTCGCCCTCACCCCGCGCTTCGCGCTCCCCTCTCCCGCTGGCGGGAGAGGGGTCGGGGGAGAGGGCGCGGGGCGCGGCGAATTCGGTATCCGTGGCTGGGTCGCCATCGGGGATCACGTCGGCGGTCAGCGGGTCGTCGGGGATAGCGGACGTCTTCGCGGTCTGGGCAGGTTCCATCGCAGGGACTGCTTCCCACTCGCCATCGTATTCATCCTTGATCTGCTGCAAGGTCGGGCGGTAGCCCAGATCGAACAGGCGCCGCTCAATCGCGCTGCGCTGGGCCAGATCGTCGGAGGGTTCGGTGCGCCGGTAGACGCGGGGCAGGGCGGCGCCGGGGAAATTCCACTCGGTGAGCCAGCGGGCCGGCCCTTGGTTGAAACTCTCACACAACAGATCGGCATCGCTCTTGATCAGCCGTTGCCAGGCGGGCGGTTCGGCGGCGCTGACGTTCAACTTGTTGGCGGTTAGGACTTTCGCTTGGAAGGGTCTCAATCACTATATATAGTATATATTTCGCTAATTATGCAACTATATGTAGGGTACAAGCGAAAGTCCTAGCGGTGCTGTCGGCGGGCGCGAGCTGGCTGAGGAGGATTTTGGAGATGGCCTGATCCATGTAGGCGCATAGCACCGCATGGTCACCGCCCGCCGCCCGTTTCGCCTCCAGCAGCTCGGTGCGCATCCCCTCGGGCAGGATGATGGCGGCGTCGGTTTGAATCGCTTTCAGCGCGGCCAGCAGCTTGGCTTGATCGGCGGCGGAGGCGCCGGGCGGAAACCAGCCGGCGGCGGTGGGCGCACCGAATTTTTCGGAGGCAATCAGCCAGAACTTGATCCCGTTGCGCTTGAAGAACACTGGCCAATACAGCCAGTGCGCCAGGCCCATCCCGTAGGGTTCATCGGCATGATCCGCGCCGGTCTGGAACGCCCAGAACTTGCGCTCCGGCAGGAGTTCGCCGGGCATCGGGTGGGCCAGGGTCAACAGCCGCAGCCGTTGCGCGCCGTCAAAGGCAAAGCGGCGCCGGTCGCGCACTCGAAGCTGGTCCAGCGTCACCCGCGCCCCGTCGCGCCCCCACAGGCATTCGCCCACCCCGAACCCGTAATAGATCCCGTAGTGCATCAGGTCACAGACCCGATCCCAGCCCACGGCGTCGAGGGTGTCCTCCAGGAACGCGGCGGCGTTTTTGTCGGCCCGTTTCGTGCCTCCGGGGAGCACTTCGGTTTCGGCGGCAACCACCGCCTGGCGGCGCTGCTGCAAGGCGCTGAACACGGTCCAGTCGGTTAACAAATCGCGGAACAGATCATAGCCGCGCTGGGTGCGATAACTGCCGGTGCGCCAGATCTCATCCTGCGGCTCCATCCGCAGGTCGTCGGCGATCCAACCGCGCGTCAGGTCGCGCCCGCGCCCGGTGCTGGCGATTTCCTGACGCTCCGGGGGGGCGGGCTTCTTAGGCGCGGCGAAGAACAGCGAAAAGGGGTTATCTATGGTTACCAGCCGTCAGTGACGCCCGATCCGGGGATCGACCCCCAGCCGGCGTGGTGGGGGATGGGCGCACCCCGGCGGACGCTTTGAATCTGGCTAAGATCCAGCGGGGGCGTGTGGGCGGCATAGAGCGCCAGAAACAGCGCCTGCCAGATTTTGCGGCTGTCGGCGTGAAAGGCGAATTCGTCCAGCAGGACATTGGCGCTGAAGCCGCGCGCGGTGTCCGGATTGGCGGGCAACGCGGTAATGCGCGAGCCGCCGGGCAGGGTGATTTCCAGGGCTTTGGTGTGCGCGTCCCAGTCTTTTTCCAAGGCTTCAAAGGCGATTTTCAGGGCCTGTAAATGGCGTTTAACGCCCTCTTCCACGGCCTCTTTGGCTTGGCGTTCGCCGCGACTGAGAATGACCCGGCGGCGGCGTTCGCCGCGACTTTCCGCGTCCAGGCAGTCCAGGACCATTTCCAGGGTGGCGGTGAAGGTCTTGCCGGTCTGGCGGGTGAATGTAAACGGACACATAGACAGGACTTTCGCTTACCTACCTTTTTCCGTCATACCCGCGAAGGCGGGTATCCATTCTTTTCAACAAGCGACTGGATTCCCGCAGACGCGGGAATGACGAAAAGCGAAAGTCCTAATAGATTGATTCTCAAATCAGGTGTCCGTTGAGAATCAATCTATGTGTCCGTTTACAATGGTCATGGTTGCACCTTCAATATCCGCACATCACGATCATTCACCGTCGTCTGTTGTGCTTCATTGAGGTGGTGGAGAGGAGAGCAGGGCAAAAGACAAAACCTGATCCTTGCTCGTTTCTTTCTTCCTGCGCGCGCCCGTGGTGAGCGGGCCAATCGAACCCATCGGGCCAACTTGACGTGGTTCATGGCGAAGGCCAGCGCCGGGCGGGCGGACGCCACCCCAGCCCGCTGCGGGGAAAAGATGCCTCTGACTAAAAAATAAAAACAGTCGATTCAATATATTGCATTTTTTATCACCGGTTGCTGATTGTTTGGCATGGCGGCTGCTTTAATCCCGACCAGAACAATCAAGTTCTTACGCAAAAAAAACCACACTATATCTGGAGGGTTATGACCATGAATGCGAAGCAACTGATGATCGGCTTGGGTTTCTCGATGCTGGCTGTAGCGGGTGCGCCGGCACTGGCAGCGGACGCCAAAACATTGCCGGGAGCGGCCTGCCAGCCGAATAGCAATAACCCAACGGCATTTTATATTGGCAGCAACGGGGTGCTGATCAACAATTCGGACACCGCTCTGACCGTGATTTGCCCGATCGTGCGCGATGTGATGGCCGCCAACAGCAGCAACGGCATCAGCAATGCTCAGATTTATGTGGTCGACAACAACAACTCCACCAATGACCCGCGCGTCAGTTGTACGCTGGAATCGCGCACGACGGGCGCGGGTCTGGTGGAAGCCCTGACCGACAACAGCGTCGCCGGCGCCAGCCCCAATGTTCAAGTACTGGACAACTATACAAATCTCGGTTCGAGTTCCGAAGGTTACTACTTCTTCCGATGCACCATCCCCGGCAATCAAACGGTTGGCGCCCAAATTAACCGTTCCTCAATCGTGATGTATCGGTGGAGCGAAACGGATTGACAATTCTGGTGCGACGAACGGGGGATAGCCCTTCGCTGTCCCCGAGTCCAACCGAGAGGAGAACGAACCATGTCCGTACTGCGAGTGATGGGTTGGAGTCTGGGCCTGGCCAGTCTGGCCGGCGGGGCGTTGTGGCTGGCGGAAACGGTGAATCCGCCGCTGGTGGACGTAGCGTCGGCAGGGACCGACCCCGCGCCCAGCGCTGGGGCCGCACCGGGACTGAATGCGCCAGTCATCGCCGCCGTGCCGGCGGATGCCGACCTGGAGACCCGCCTGAGCCGGCTGGAAGCCCTGATGCACACCCTCGGCCAGCAACTCGACGCTCAGCAGCGGAACGCGAGCCGGTCCCACGAGGAACTGGCGCGGCTGGTTCGCGCCCTGGAGCAACAACGGGGCGCGGGTTCCACCGTGGCGTCCGACGATGCGGGGGCGAATGAAGAACCGCCTTCGCCCGAAGCAGAGCAGGCGGCGGCGGAAGTCCGCGTGGCGCTACTGGATCGCCAGGCGCGCACCGAACGGACAGATCCGCGCTGGAGCGGGCCGGCCACTGCCCAGATCCAGGCGGTGTTCGCTGAAGGCGGACTGGCCGGTTCAACCCTGCGCAACGCCGCCTGTCAGACCACGCTGTGTCGGGTCGAGGTCGACCATCGCGACGCACTGGCGCTGGATCGGTTCCTCGGCGAGTTTTCGGCCCGACTCGGCTGGAATACCCACAGCTACGCCCAGACGCTCACCCACGAAGACGGTAGCGCTACCCTGGTGTTGTACCTCAGCCGCGAAGGTTATCGCCTGCCCCGAGCCGGGGCTTGATCCTGGCAACGCCAAACCCTGCCGTAGAGACGGTAAATTCAATCTCCCGTTAATACTGCTTCCCGATACGCTTTATCTTTTTCAGGCCAAAAACCACCCCGTGCGTCATCCCCGCCCTCGCGAACGCGGGGAACGCGGGTCTCCCGTTGTCCAGCGGTTGCCGGGATTCCCGCCTTCGCGGGAATGACGAAAACCTATTCAGAATGGGTATAAGAACCCTTCACCTGTTCAGCGCGGGCACGGCGCGAGTGGGCCTCGCCATGAGGGATTCTGCTGGCTGCTGATGCCGAATCGCTGCACCGTGCTCTCCGCCGCCGCTCACTCGTGCCGCAGCGCCTCAATCGGATCGAGCCGCGCGGCGCGGCGGGCCGGGAAATAGCCGAAGATCACCCCGATGGCTGCCGAGAACAGGAACGCCAGCAGGTTGATGCTGGGATCGAACAGAAAGGGCACCTGCATGACCTGCGCCAGCCCGACCGAGGCCAGCGTGGCCAGCGCGATGCCGACGAGACCGCCCAGCGCCGACAACGCCACCGCCTCGACCAGGAATTGCAGTAGCACCTCCCGCTCCAGCGCGCCGATGGCCAGCCGGATGCCGATTTCACGGGTGCGCTCAGTCACCGACACCAGCATGATGTTCATGATGCCGATGCCACCCACCAGCAGGCTGACCGCCGCCACCGCGCCCAGCAGCGTGGTCATGACCTTGGTGGTGCCGGTCATGGTTTCGGCGATCTGGCGGGTGTCGAGGATGGAAAAATTGTCGTCCTCGTGGGTGGCGATCTTGCGGCGCTCACGCAGCAGCGACCGCAAGTCGGCCATGACCCGGTCGGTGTTGGCGCTGTCCCCGACCGAGACCAGCAGGGTGTTGACGTCCTGGTTGCCGGTCAGCCGCCGTTGCAGCGTTCGCAGCGGTATCACGATGGTGTCGTCCTGGTCCATGCCCATGGCCGACTGACCCTTGGACGCCAGCACGCCAATCACTTCGCAGGAAAAATTATTGATCCGCAGTTCATTGCCCAGCGCGGGTTGCTGGCCGAACAGTTGTTTGCGCACCGTTTCGCCGATCACGCAGACCGCCTTGCCGGCGCGCTGCTCGATTTCGGTGAACGTCCGCCCGCCGGCCAGCCGCCAGTTGCCGACGGTGAAATAGGCGTCGGTGCTGCCGGTGACGGAGGTGGACCAGTTGTTCGCCCCGTACACCACGGTTACCGACCGGTTGGCGGCGGGAGCGACGGCGCTGAGGCCGCTGATCTGCGTTTGAATCGCCTCGGCGTCGTTCACCTTGAACCGGGGCGCGCCCGCCGAATCCCGACCGGGGCCGAGCCGTTGACCGGGACGCACCATGACCAGATTGCTGCCGAGGCTGGCGATTTGGTCCGAGACCACGCGGGTCGCGCCGTTGCCGAGCGTGACCATCGTGATCACCGCGCTGACGCCGATCACGATGCCGAGGATGGTCAAAAACGAGCGCATGAGATTGCGCCGAATCGCGCGCAAGGCCAGCAGCAGGCTGCTCAGGAACATCAGTGACTCTCCCCGTTGCGGTGATCGGAATCCACCCGGCCGTCCAGAAAATGGACGATGCGTTTGGCATAGCGCGCCATGTCGGGTTCGTGGGTCACCATTAGCACGGTGATGTCCCGGTCGCGGTTCAGCGCCACCAGCAAGTCCATGATCTCGTGGCTGCGCTGGGTGTCGAGATTGCCGGTCGGTTCGTCGGCCAGCAGGATGGTGGGGCTGGTGACGATAGCGCGGGCAATGGCGACCCGTTGTTGCTGACCGCCGGACAGTTCG